AGGCCGAGATTGGCCGTTTGTTTAGACGCCACTCAACATCGCCTCCTTAGTCGAATTTTAGTCGCGTATCATCTACGCTGAATTGAATGATGTCGGTCTGCGCTTGCTGCATCGTTTCTAACTGCGTCCAAGTTAAGCGAGTCGTTGGCGGCTGCGGGTACGAAACTTCTAATGTCTCCCACTCTACGTTGTCTACATCGTAGAATTCCATAAACGAGGCTTCGACGTCGGACCATTGAACGTACGAGAATGCGAATCGAACCGCTAAGTGAGCCGGAATTATTTCGTTAACTGCGTCCACAATGTCCGGAAAGTTCTTCGGAATGCCGCGATAGCCTGTAATAAGGATATCGATTGTGTTTTCGCGATTCTTCTCGCTAACCTTACACGTATAGAACGAATCAACTAACGCCTTGATTGCGCCGATCGTCGAGGTACCCGCGCCTTGTAGTTTCGCCATAATACGTTGACGACGAGCGTTTAAGTCACGATTCCCAGCCGTAAGATTAAGAAGCGCCTCCCAACGATCAAGCATCGGCTCGGAGCTTACGATAAAGAAGTTATCGAATACTTTGTTTAGTTGCGCCCGCATCCGAGTAATTTCGTTCGCTTCCGTTTGGATAATCGCCACTGCTTCACGAATGTCCTTGTAGTAAGTCGGCATGTAGTCGCCCATGTCCTGGCGAATATTACGCTCCGTCCAATAAGCGTCGAGCGTTGATTCGCAAACTAAGTCGGCGCTAATCGTTTTGAATCTTTGCATGGAGCCGGTCATCGCTGCGTCTTTCGCATCTACACTCGCGCTAATATATTTTCCGACCAATAAATCCTTAGCTGTTTCTTCCGCGGACCCGCTAATCAAAGCTTGTAACGGCTGAATCAAGCGCATGTTTCCAGTGACTGTGGTCGATGTAGTAAGCTGATTAAGGCCGAGTAAGATTTCCGCCATTTAATCCACCGCCTTTACGCTAGTGTGACGGTGATATCTCCGGCCGCCACCCTTAATTGGTCGCCCGATGCGATGGTTTTCGATGCGGTCAATGCTCCGTAGTAAAGTAAGTTTCCGGCAGTCTGTGCGTCAAAGATGGCGATGTGCGTAACCGTACCCCAACTCGCCGTTGCGATAGGGAAGATTACGTCTGATCCGTTAGAGGATGCGCCGTTGGACGGAATGCCGAACGAGATAATCTGACGAACATAACCTCCGTCTACAACTTCCGTTCCCGTAGCCGAATCAGTCGGATTACTTGTATATAGCGCCAAATAGACCGTCGTAGGTGCTGTGTATGTTTGACCGCGTAAAGTTGCGTTAATTAGTACGTTTTCTAAATAGTTGCTCATTGCTGTCATGCGTTTTCCTCCTTTAGTTAATCGTTATATTTACGGAACCAATAACCGGAACTTGATCGGCTTCAATAGCGATGTTGGCCGTTCCGCCATTTACCGTTAAGCCCGTGAAGTCGATAACGTTGTCTGAGTCGAGAATGGCGTTACCAATCTGCGAATAACGAACGATTTGATTGCCAGTCGTGAACGTTTTAAGATACGTTTCAACGTGCTCCATAACCGAGTCTCTAATCGTTGAAGTGTCGCTGGAATCATTCGGCGTAATCGTTGCAGCTACGTCGATTGTGATTTCGGTAACTCCGACTACTGTTACGTCAGCCCCTACCGGTCTTACCTCTTCAATGTGAGCCGCTACCTCGTCGATAACAGATTGCGCTGGGCTTCGGTTCTCATCGTTCACTACGACTAATTTCACGGTGCCGGGCCCGTTCCACAACGGATAGCACGTCGCTACCGCAATACCTTGAATCTCCTTCGCCCATAACTCGTATTGATATTTATTGCCCGACGTAATAGGACGCTGCACGAATTCGAGATAACGAGCGTATAAGGTTTCGTCTGATTCTTCGTCTACTCCGCCGCTGAAGTCGTCTTTATTTGTAGCGCTAATAATACCTTCAACTTCGGAAACGTCCGTGTTTGTAATTGTGTCAGCGCCAACGTTTCCGTCTGAACCTCCGACCTCTGCTTCAGCCGCTGCTGTTGCTGATCCGTTATTGACCGTAACTGACTCCGTTGTAAGAAACGAAATATCGTCTTCGGTCGTTACGCGCGTACCTAACGGAATATCTAACCCTTCCGGTCCGACGAACGTAATCTTACCAGTTGCCTTGATCGCTTCTTTACGTACGAGTCCCTGCTCGAGTACTTTGCGGTCGAGGTATTCGCCGTAAGTCGATTCAGCAAATCCGAGGTCGAGAACGTTATCCATTTCGATATAAGTTTGCGCAAACTCAATCGCTACGGGCGCGAGTAAATCGAAGATAACTGAGCCCTCACGTTTATCTAAATCGGAAGATAACCTCGATAACATCCTGTCGAGAATGGTTTCGTAAGTTTCACCGTCAAAAATCGTCATCTTTACACCTCCAATGCTTCGAATATGAGTTCTTCGCCGCCAACAGAGACGACAGTAAACGAGATTGTAACGGTATCTCCCGAAAACGAAGTTTCTAAATCGGATATACTATCTATGCGGTCGTCGTATATCAACGCCTCTTCGATTAGTCTAGGAATTTCCGTTTCAATAAGCGCTCTAGTAACGTTTGTTCCGATTAAGTCGTTGATCTCGCAACCGTAAGCGTCCGTATAAATAGAAAACCGTTCTCGGGCTGTAATTAACGCCTTCTGAACGGCTTGCTTTAATGCTTCTGTCTCGTCAATGAATCCGCCAATACGGCCGTTTTCAAAGTCGATTTTGTATGTCTTCGAAGGTTGGATAGCCTCTTGCGCTTCTGCTTCGGCAAGTAGTTCCGCTAACTCTTCTTCGCTAAAATCCGGTACTAAAGGCATTAATAAATCACCGCCTTATCTATTACGTAGAAAACTTTATGCTCTTCGTCACACGCGACAATAACACGGTCGTTCGGCTGTAACGATTCAGTTGCTCTACTAGCGAAAATTAAATCGCTCTTATCGAGGTCAAATTCGACACTATCTAAGCGAATTGAAACTTCCGGAGGCGCAGATGTGACTGTGCCTAACTCGAAAGTAATATCCTTGTTATGTCCATGTAGCCGCATCAATTGAACTAATTGCGAAGCTCCGTTCCCTTGCGGTTTTGTCATACTGTCGCCTCCTTAGAATTTGATATAGTTACGCGGATTGACCGGATTCTTCCAGCGCCCTTTGTGTATCTCGAAGTGTAAGTGTTGGCCGGTTGATCGTCCGGTACTGCCCATGATTCCGATTTGCGTTCCTTGATTTACCTTGTCGCCTTCCTTAAATCGACGTGATCCTTTACGCATATGACCGTAAACTGTTTCGAATGTTTGACCGTTGATGTTATGAACGATAAAGATAACTTCGCCATAAGATGCCGATACATAAGATTTCGAAACGGTTCCGCTTGCTGCCGCTTTAATTGGTACGGTGCCGGCTTTCGCGATATCAAGTCCTTCATGCGCACGTCCCCAACGTTGCTTCATCTCGCTGGTCACGACGCCCTCACACGGTCGAATAAATCCGGTACTGTTTGTAACCTTCGTAGTTGTCGTTGTAGTAGTCGTAGTTTTTACCGGCGTCAGAGAGCCTGTATAATAACGAAGTACGTGCGGAACATAGTTAACGTCACCATAACGTTTCCAGCCGTGTTTCTTCGCCATCATAGACGAGAATGCTTTCGCATTTGCCATTGAGTATCCGCCGCGTGCTAATGCGTAAGGAATAAAACCTTCGCCGAAGTTGTACGCCTGTAAAGCGAGTTTCGCTTCGCCTTTAGATTTCTTTAACGTATTCGCGAAGTACTTAACGCCTTGCTTAATCGACGCTTCATAACGTAATACATTTCGCCCTAACCCCAACGACTCGCTCGACTGCATCAGATCCGGATAACGGCCGCCTGACTCTTGCATCATGAATGCGAGTAGCAATTCGGTATAACCCTCGATGCCGTACTGTTTAGCGTATTTACGAACTGTCGGTTCCCATTTACGAACAAGTTGAGGAACGTTTGCTTTACCGCCTTTAAGCGTCACAGTAGTCGTAGTTGTTGTTCCGCTAGAACTACTACCGCTCGTCGTCGTTGCTTTCTTCTCTTCCGGCGGATCGTAATCTTCTTCCGGAATATCGAATGTGCGCGATAGTTTAAGAGACATCGTATGAAATCCGTCCGGCTGAAAGTTATGCGTATCTGAGACAACGTAAAAAGCCCCGGAAATCTGTGTCATAGATTCGCGAACTAGAATAGAAGATCCGCTTATGACGTTCATAATTCCGAGTGATTCCACGTCGAATTCCTGTTCCGGCTTATTTATCCGCGGTAACATACTTTTAGCGAGTGCCTGTAGTTTTTTCGTATCAGTTACTTCGCTAACATGTTCGTAGTGCTGCATCGTTCCGTAGACATTTTTAGCGTTTGTGTCAACAGCGAATGCGTGAATCGGTTTTTCTTCGTCTCCGCCCGTTAGGCTGACTTGCGTTTTAACGTCGTCCATGTTAGTGCTGTAAGTAGCACCGATCAGATTTCTTCCATCTTCGATGTACATTCGCGTAAGCTGTTCTTTCCGCTCGACTAAGTTGAGTACACCGCCTTTTGACTGAAGCGAAAATTGACGTTTGTTTTTCTGCCAAGTTTCAGTTAACGCGATGATAATAACATTCCATAACGTTTTATCACGTAGAATCAACTTAGGAATAACGTAGCCAGTATCCGAAATCTTCCCCATTTTGATACCGAATCGTTTACAGAGGTATTTAACAATGTCGGACGCCTTCTTATTATCGAATCTAAAACTATCGGAAACTTTCGTTAAGTAATGATTCGCGTCGTATGCGGTGATTGTTTCTTGCCCTCTATCGTCGATATCATAACCGAAGATGATCCCCTGAAATAGCTCCTCTTTTCCCGCCATAATACGGATCTTTCGCCCTAACTTAAAGTAAACTTTGCGCTTTTGTCCGTCGACCGTATTAATAAGCGATATCTCACATTTTCGGCTGGCCTGCGTTAAATCGCCCGAAATAGATACGCCCATATTCATGTCGTTTACAACCGTCATTTGATTGCCTTCGTAATAAAAAATGGATAAATTAATACGGTCAGTATCGTACCCACTTTGTACGTTATACTTAGTCGATGCCATTACGGGATCACCAACTTCGTGCCCGGTTTAATTACGAGATAAGCGTGCTTCTTAACTTTAGTTTTATTGGCGTTATAGATGTCGATCCATTTATTGTCGTTACCGTAAAAGCGCCTTGCGATGTGGAGTAGAATATCGTTCTGAACTGTCGTATAGATACGTTGTGTCTTCTTATTACTTGGAGGTCGCGTAGTTTTCGTCGCTTCGTAACGAACGGAAATCCAACGGAATTGCTTAAATGAAATCGAAAAGTAAATATCGCCAGGATTGCCCGCCCGTTCAACTTCGTATGAGAAGTCGCGAATAGTTACGAGATAATTAATCTTCGTGCCGGTTACGATAAGGCGAATCGGTAGTTTTGAGTCGCGCCACTTCTCGATGATTTGAACGTAAGTATACGGCGCTTTGAACCCTTTGTACGAACAGTAAACCGGATTGTATCTCGCAGGAAAAAACGTTTCAAACGAAAACTCTTTTAGCCCACGGTCACCGAAGATAGTTGCTTCGCCAAAATTCGCAATAGTTACGTCGTTGTATTCGAAAGGAGACGAAACTGTAATCGTTGCAGGATTTACCGGCAGACGTACACGCTCCGTATTTCGTTCGTTTGTTAACCAAAATTCGATCGCCATATTATGCGCCTGCCTCCCCTGCTAAATAGATTTTTCGTGCTAGTGCCGATGCGAACTTGTCGATGTCGGCTTCCTCACGGACAGTCATTCCACCCATGTTGATTATTACGTTGTTTCCAGCACCCTTCGAAAATTGGCGGTTTTCCTTCTTTGTTAGAACTCGCTCGCCCTGGTGAAGTCGATACATCATGCCGTTACGTGGTACGTAAGATTCACCGTGGTAGGACGATTTATCTTTCTTTCCGCCTCCGGATTTTGCACCGCCAATGCTCGGCATTTTAAAACTTGGCATCTTAAAGTTCTTTACTGCGCTAACGAATCCGTTGAATTTATTTTTAACTCCGTCTATGAATCTTCCAACCGCGCCGAATACGGAAGATGCTTTCGACTTGATTTTATCCCAGTTTCCACAAAGCTTAATACCGGCTGCGATAAGCGCTCCAATAGGTCCGGAGAATGCTAGTATTTTCGTAATAAGACTTCCGAATTTAGACCATAATTGCTGCGCTTTGGCTTTTACCGTATCCCAGTTTCGATATAGTACTACGCCAATTGCTACTAGCGCCGCGATTGCTGCGATTACTAGTCCGATAGGGTTAGCGAGTAACGCTACGTTAAAACCTAGTTGTGCCGCTGTTGCGAGAAGCGTTCCAGCTCGGTATGCTGCCATTAACGTATTAACCGTCTGAATAATCGTTAGGGCTGCCATTCCGGCTCTAAATGCGATTACTGCAGTTGTGACACCGATAATGGTTTCTCTAATTACCGGCCAGTTTTCAATTACGAATTTAGCAAACGTAGATGCAACGTTATAGGCAGTTTGAAATGCGCCTTTAACCGTATCTGAGAACGCCTGTATTTGTTCCGGTTTAAGGTTTCCGATAAAGTTAGCCATATTTAATGCGGCTTCTTTAATCAGAGGCATTAATGGAGTAAGTACTGCGATTTGGAATGTTTCAAGTGCGCCTTTAAACTGCTCGACGGCTCCAGCTGCGTTGTTCATTTTCTCTTTCGCAACATCTAACGCAGTTACTTTAGACATCTCACTAGTGAATTTCTTAACGCCTTCCGCACCTTCTTTGAACAAGATATTACCGGCACGTATTGCGTCACTACCGAACATCGAATACAAATATACTTGACGTTGTTGAGCCGTTAATCCTTTCATTGATTCTTTTAAGGTTCCAGCTATGGATGCCATTGACTTAATGTTCCCTTGTGAATCGTAAAATGCATTAGCCCCGTCCCGAGTAACGATCCCTAAATCCATCATCGCTTCATTTGCCTTCTTTGTCTTGGGCTCTAAGTTACTCAACATCGTTTTTAGGGATGTACCTGCATCGGATCCTTTCAGACCATTGTTTGCGAATAATCCCATTGCAATATTAACGTCTTTAAAACTCATACCAATACCAGAAGCAACTGCACCCACTTGCGCTATCCCGTACTGTAATTCCTCCACTGACGTAGCTGAAGCATTCGCCGTACCTGCTAAGATATTTGCTGCATCGGACGCTGACATCGCATCATCCTTAAATGCATTCAACGCTGTCGACATGATTTCGGAGGCTTTTGCTAAATCTAACCCGCCTGCCGTTGCGAGGTTTAACGCAGATTCAAGTCCTCCCGCTTTTACTTGTGCAGGCGTAAGACCGGCTTTTAGGAGTTCTTCGATACCTTGCCCGGCTTCGAGTGCGCTGTACTTTGTCTTGGCCCCCATTTCCATCGCTAAATCCGTCATCTTTTTCATTTCCGCGGCGGATGCTCCCGTTAACGCTTTGATCGTTGACATTTGCGATTCGAAGTCCATCGCTTTTTGAATTCCGCTAAATGCAAGTCCTACAGCGCCTGCAGCTCCGGCTACGACTCCGAGTTGTGCTGCGGTTGATCCAATAGCAGAAGTAAGGCCGCCGAACGCGTTTCGGCCAACATTTCGTAAATTGGATATACTTGAACTAGTAGTACGTGTATTACGGTCCATCTCTCGCATGCTTCGGAGTGCGCCATTCATTTGACGACTAAAATTATCTCTTAGTGTTAAGACGGCGGTTAAATCATACGCCAATTATTTCGACCTCCTCTCCGATTCTTTTCTCGCTTTTTCTTCATCTTCATTAAGGACAGCGATCGATGCGTAACTCATAAGTCTTTGTCCGTCAGTCCACGTATACACCTCATGCATCGGAATCTTATAATGTTGAGAGATAACGTGAATCGTCCACGCTTGGTCGCTGTCCCGAATTATTTTTTTGCTTGACTAAGAGTCGTATCAAATCCGCTGACCTCTAAAACCTTTTGCGAAAGTAGTACGATTTCTCCGACTTTTAGAGCCTTTTTAACGCAATCACCAGCGTCACGAGCTCCGTAATGTTCAAGTAACGCGGGATCTTCGAAGTTAGGCTCAACGCAGCTTTTTGCGATAATTAGATTGTTCATTTCAGTATCGTTAGTAACTCCGTCAAAAGTCGCTTCTTCTTGCGCAGATGTCAATTCGTCTTGGTCTAGCGCTTTAAGTACGAAGTCTGTATCTAATCGTTTAATGTAAACCGGTTCTTGTACGTCAGGATTAGCGCTCAGTAATGCCTCTAGTGCGTTCGATTTTTTCTTTGCCATATATAATCATCCTTTCGGTTGCTTTCAAAGTTAAAGGCGAGCCGAAGCCCGCCGTATTGTTTAAACGTATTGGTAGTCCGTAAAGAAGAACGGTAATTCCTCTTCTACGATTGATCCGACTTCAAAGTTAAGAAGTGGAATTGTGCTGAATTGAACGCCTTTTACACGAATCCAAGCTTTACTGTCCGGGCTTTCTGGATCGTTAATTTCGACCATTAATTCCGTAACATAAGCCGTTTTGTTTTCGTGACGGACTTGTGAAATAGCTTTGATAAAGTCATGATTGATTTTGTAATTAGTTAAAGTTCCAGTCCATTCGATAGTTGTTGCTTTTTTACCTAAAGATCGGTTGCCTGCGCGTGGAATATCTTCATAGTTAATTTCACCTTGAAGCTCAACGCCTTTAGCGTTTGTAACCCATTTACCGTTATGATAAATTTTGCACATCGTACCGCTCAGTGTTCTTGTAGCATCTAATGCCATTTATCCCGCCCCCTTATAGTTGGATGTTGATGAGAATGCGCTCCATCGAATCCACTTCTGTGTAATTGATAACTAAGAAAACGGAGTCGCCAACGGATTCTCTTGTAGGATCAAGCTGCACAGCTGGGTTTTCTTCTACGTTAGGGAGAATCAGCACGTCCTCGTTTTCGAGCGTTTCAAGGTACGCCAAAATAGCCGCAATTAACGCATTGCGACCTGCTTCATTATTTGAAATTTGACCGACATAGTTATCGCGTGCCGCTTTCGCTAAATCAGTAGCGATTGCCTGACGCGCACGTACAGAACGAATTTTCTTACCGCTTGTTGTTAGTCCCTGCTCGATTTTTACTTTTTCGCCGTCATGCGAAATAACTAACGACCCTGCTTGTAGCGCTGTCTTGATTTCGCTATTACGTAGTCGTTTAGTTACATCGTCAACAGGTAAAATCGAATAAGTAATCGCTTGGTTGATTTGCTTACCTGCGATAAGTCCTGCTACATACGGAGCAAACGAACTTGACGTGTAATTAACGCCTTCAATAACAACACCGACGATAACGTTGACTGAATAATCGTCTGCTAATCGTGCTGAACTTGCGTTACCTACTGCCGGATCTAGGTCCGTTGTAGCGTCGCCACCGAATACCGTCATGAAGTGTTTTCCTTCCGCTTTATTCGATTTACACCACGTTAGAGTGTTGTCTTGCTCCGTATTTGTGACTTTGCTCGGATATACGAAGACGTTGAATGGTCGAGCTTCGAAAGCCGTACGCATGTCTGTATAATCCTGAGTTGCAGGTGTTGCTGGCATTGCGTAAACAAGTACCTCTGCTGCGCCCGCTTGAAGCGCGAATTTAATCGGTTGAATATTATCGCTACCGAATAGAGTCGCTGCCTCTGCTTCGTTTTTAACCGTGTAGAATTGTTTTGCCGAAGCAGTTCCGCCTGTATAATTGAATAAAGGCATTCCGACGATTCCGAATGAACCGCCTGTAATTTGTGCGACTGCCGCTTCTTTAAAGTTGATATAAAGTCCGGGCTTAATCGGTAGATTGGTTGGATCCCATTGACCTGCCATCGTATCACTCCTTATTGTTTTATAAGAACTTGCCGTCTTCTAATTCGCGCATTCTGAATCCTTCAATTTCTGACATCGTAATGTCGTCGCTCGTGTCATCCGGAGTCAAAGACCCATCTAACCGGCCCCACTGCGCAAAGTCTGCGGTAGTTCTAATCTCAACGTTCTCAACCAGAGGAGCATCCGGAATAACCACGCCTTTACGCGTTGTTCCTACTAGCACGCCAATTACTGCGTCAAGATTTTCCGCTGTCTTAAACGGTTGAGAAAAAGAAAGAGACTCGACGGTTAAGTAGCGAGTCCCTTCAATCGGTATTTTTATTTCGTTGTTGAATCGGTCCGTCAGCGTGTCAATTTTCGTTAGCAAATCAACGTTGCTGAGTCCGAAGTAAACTAATTGATATTCACGATTCAGTACGTAGCTTGCGGACGTATCTGCGCCAGAGTTCAATCGCTGAACACGTACACACATTTCGCCTTTAGTCGGCTTTTCGGGTACATACTGCTTATTAACTTTGAGCGTAGGGAAGTCCGTTTTGATGACGTCTGATATCGCGTTGATTTCTTCGATTAAGCCCACGTATTAAAACCCCCTTCGCCTTGCTGCATTGCGTATGTCCTCTTCAAGCCAACGCATCCACTCCGCCTCACGTTCTTGCGCCGGTTCGTCAAGAAACTTTAACGTTGTGCCTTGCGTTGACAGATTCGTAGAACTTGGCGCTTCTTCGTGAAGGTAGTAACCGTAATTAAATCGACCAAATCCGCGTGAACTGTTTGTCGCATTGCCGGTTACGATAACTTTCGAATTAGCGCCGGTTCCTTCTACTGTTCCGTCAATTTGGCGTCGTAGGTTTCCGTCATCTAACGGTGCTACGTCGCGAGACTTCTGAACCCAGTCGTCCTTGATTTCGTCCATCGTACCGTGCAGCGCCGTTTGTGCTTCTCGTCTGAAACCCTCTAAATCGCGAATCATTTCATCGATGTTTATCTCAAATTCGCGACCCATTACACGTACACCCTCGTTAGTAAAACCTTCGTAAGCTTTGGATAATCGATTTTTATAGGAGTTCGTTCGACTGTCACGCCTAGTTCATTCGTATAACTGATTTCGTCGTCGTAACGAATGTCCGCTAATTTATCGAACATAAAGGAAGCGCCAGATACAACTTCCTCGCCGAGTTGGTTTTGTACAACGTTGGTTACTATGTCAGCGTGGCATTTAAGCGTGAACTCAATCGGTTCGCTAATAACGTTGCCCCAGTCGTCTTTTGCACCGGGACGCTTAATTATTGCCTTGTCTTTCATCGGAATTATCGCCATTTACAACACCGTCCATTTCACGGTACGCGCTTTACTGACGCCCAGCATTTCGTATACTTCGTCGGGAATAAAACCCGCTAAATCTACCGGTGCGCCGTTCTTCGAGCCAATACCGTCTTTGAACGTGAAGTTAATGCCTGCTACTCCGAAGCTAGCAACGCCTTGCTGCGCCATTTTGTTCGTATCGTTGAAGATTGCGCCGAGGGCAGCGCCAAACAGGTAATAGGCTTCGTTGGGGATTTCGATATCTTTGAACTTGCGGTCGATTGTGCGCTTACTGACGTTTAGTAACAGTTGCTTGCGATCGTCTTCCGCGTCGAGGAAATCTTCGTTATCAATAGCGTTGAATTTTATATAGTCGTTGGCTTCCGTTAAGTTCCACACGTAAAGCACCTCCGTTTAGTTAGCCGTTAGGCCAATCTCTTATTTCGCGGAGGTTTTGCGTGTTGCTTTCGGCTTGGCCGCCGGTTTCGCCTCCGCTTTTGGTTCTGCTTTCTTCGGTTGTTCTTCGCCTTCGTCCACACAAATTAAATAACGAGGGCACAGCCCTTTAAGGACTGCGATTTCTCCCTCGTCAGATGTTTCGTATAAGCCGACATGATCGAATTCAAGATTGCCGCCTTTATAGTGGACGGAATAATGTGGCGATGCTTTAAAAGTAGCCATCGTATTCCCTCCCGTTTAATTAAGATACAGTCTTGCTTACGTTTTCTAATACAGCGATTTTTTCGTTAGCGTTCATGATTTTAACGCCGTACTCACCGCGGATTTGACGAGAAACGTAGTCAGCACCAGGAGTAGTAGCGTCCATATCGTGTAGAGCGCGTCCTTGTAATGCGTGCATAGAAAGAATTGAACGGTCGAATAAAACGACTTTATCTTTTGGCATGTTTTTGTCAACTACGATAGTTGCAACGTCTCCGCCAACGATGTCAGAAACGAATGTAGCAACGTAGCCGCCACGTACAGTATCTTGTTGTTGGATTTGGATTTTGTCGCCAAGTAATTTCGAGAACTGACGAGCACCAGCCGTATTTGTAAGAATTGTATTTACGCTACCGCCGCGTTGGTAAACTTTTTCAAGCGCATCGTTAACTACTTTCGCAGTAACTTCTCCGCCAGCTAAGTTTTGTTTAACCGAGTTTTTGATTTGAGCGAAGTTTAATAGTCCGCCAGTCATACGCGGTTGACCTGCACCTTGATCGAAACGACGTCCGTAGATTAAAGCGTCATTCATTTCGCGAGCTAATTCTTTAAGACGTAATTGAACTTGGTAGTTTAATTCGTCAGATACGTTGTGAGTACGTACTGCTTGTTGCGTACCTGTTACTGAAGCGTAACGTTCGAAGATTTGCGTTACGTTGTAATCTACATAACGGTCATGACTTTCGTCTGCTCCAATTCCAGCGCCTTCTAATTGTGGGCGAGCTACGATACGGATTTCATCTGCTGCCGCTGTGTGAGCCGCTGCTGTAGTTCCGTCGAATCCACGAACAACCGTTAAAGTATCGCCAGAAACGCCTGTTACTTTGATATACTCGTCGCCAAGTACTAATAGAGAGTTAACGCGGAATTTAATACCGTCGCCTGCTGCTACTGTGATTGAAGTTGCAGCGTTAGTGATGTCTGCTGCTAAGTTAGCGCGGTTAGAGTTTAAAGCGTCTGACATCCATTCGAATTTCGTTTGGTACAACGGTTCTCCGTTTAGTCCGATTAAGCCTAATAGTGTAGGCTCATCTTGAATAATCATCGAGATGCCTTCTTGAAGTTGACGAACCTGATCTTGGAAATTATAAGAGTTTACTGCCATTTTGTTTTTCCCCCTGAATTATAAGTTTTTTGGTAATTAAAAAAGCCGCCGGCATTAGCCTGCGACTGCTTACTTAAATAGCGATTGAATTTTGTTACTAAGTTCGATTACTTTTGCGAAGTCTTTCTTCTTCTTCGCGTCCTCTAACTGTGCTTCTAGCGTTTTGGCTTCGTCAGATGTACCGCTGTTTGAAGGTTCACCGATTTCTCGTTGCGGTTTCTTTTCTTCGCCTGCTAAAAAGCTATATTGGTCAACAAGCGATTTTAAAGCGTCCTCTAATCCGACTACTTTGCCGTCTTCAATATTCACTGCAGATACGTCAAATAATTTTAACGCTGCCTCTAATCGCTTTTCGTCGTTTGGGATACCTACGCTTGGAGCCGCCTTTAAAAATGCGTTAGTGATCTTCTCATTACGTAATGCTTTTTGTAACGATTGCAATTCCGTTTCCGCGCCCGTTTTCGCATCCGATAATGCCTGCATATCCGCTTGTAGTTTTTCAAGTTCGGACATTTCAGCACGTTCGCGCTCCGCCTCTTTTGTTTTGCGTTCGTTGTAGTCATCTACTAGTGACTTTAATGAATCAACGCTTTCTAATCCGAGTGCTTCAAACGTTTGCTTAAACGATTTCAAATCATCGTTTACTTTTTTGAATCGGTCGTATGGAATCGTCTTTTCTTCCGGTGCCGGCGTTGTTGGTTCTTCGGTTTTTGGCGTCTCCGCAGACGTTGGTTCAGCCGGTGGTTCCTCAGAGAAAAATTGTAAGTTTAACGGTAATAAGAATGAATGTTTCATGCGTAATTCCTCCAATATACGAGTTTAACGAGCAACGCCTCGGAGATTTGCGGACAGTTTAGAGTCGTAACCTGCTGTTGGACAGTGTTTTATACTCGATCCGGTCTTCGAATTGGTGATACTGTGTGCCGGCAGTTTGGGTGGAAGATTTCTCGATTTGGTAGACTTCCGATATAGGGATAGTCGCCTTCAGCCTCCGGTGTAAGTTTTACGATCTTACCTTCCCATCTACTACAAGCGTCTTTTGCGCCGTGTCTTGAAATAACTCCATAGTTAGCGCCACGTTGAACAGCTTCGTTCATGGTCGCTTCTTTGTGTGCTTCCATCATCTTCGTTCGGACTACCATTTCGACGTAATCTTTTAATCTACGTCTGGCTCCCGCCGCGTTTATAATCGATGTATCTGCTGCGGTATCTAAGTTTTTACGAATCTCTTTTAAGAGCTCGCCCGTTAACGTAGATGTTCCGTTGACGCCTTTCGTTACGTTAGCACGCATTACTTCTGCGGTAGATTTGCGGATAGCTACTATAATTCGCTTTTCCATATTCTGAGTAACCGCTAGTAAGTTATTTTGCGTATCAGCAACTATAGCTTTAACGAGTTCCTTATTAATGCGATTAAACTTTACGATATTCGCCGCTTCTTCTACCGTATCAACCACGCCAAGCGCAACGATTGCTCGTACGATGCCGTCTTCGGTTGCTTTTGGGATAGCTTCGTTAATCCAGTCGGCGGTATCTCCGTTTAGTTCGCGTAATATTTCCGTTATAGACTTCATTACGGCCAACGCATTAGCACGCTGGAAATCCGTAAGGTCAATCCGGTAAAGTTCGTTGCGAATTTGTTCTAGCGCTTTTACATAAGTGTCAGTCAGCTTCGCAACGTCATATTCGTAATTCGGAGGCGGTAATTCTCGCATTACTCAGTCGCCTCCTCCGTTGTAGGTGTAGTCTGATTGAATATCGAAGAATCAACGGTACCCATTGCGGCAGTTTCGTCGTCTTGGATGCGGTCCATTGTTTCTTTCGCCTTAACGTCGTCCACTTCATCAAGCGTTTTAATCGCTGATTGAACGTCGATTGTTGGCTTACCGACTGTGCGTAATTGCATAATCTCGGCTTCTTCTTTTTCGTTGCGAGGAATTCCATCACGCCATGCAATCGAAGGGTAAACGTCTTCCCATTTATGACCGTTTTCCTGTTTATCGAATAAGAAACAAGCGTAAAGAGCGTCACGAATTGCTTTATCGTAGTGAGTACGGATTCGTTTGATTTTACTAATGATCGGCATGAAGCGTGCTTTAATCGCTGCGCCGTCACTGTGACTCGTACCTGTTCCGCCAGAGTTATCGCCGGACATTGTTGTACCGAATAACCATTGCGGAGTTTCCGACATGATAAATACGGTGCTGATTAGTAAGTCGAGCTCTTTGAACGCCGCGTCTAGTTGCGCTTGCCACGTCATATAGCCCGGAACAACATCGTCTTTTGTAACCGGAATATATACTCCGCCGAATCTTACGCTGTTGCTGTCGGTTCCTTCTAAGTCGGGACCGTATGAATTTGGATCCGAGTGTTTCCACAAAATGTAATCGATTTGCACAAGGCGGTCGTTAATCGCGGCAAATACGCTTTCTAGTTTTTCTAATCCGCCGATACCTTGCCAATCATCGTCAACCGCTTTGTAGGGAATGTGAAATACCGGAATAAATGGTAGCCCTGTTTCGACTACGTTGTTTTCGCGTCCTGTTTCTATCTCTTCGCCGATAATAAACGTAGGGATTTCCGCAAACCAATTCGTATCAACGCCTGTCGGAATCAGTTTGTAGCGTTTATAAATGATATAGCCGGGAATGTGACGCTCAATGTTTAGGTAAGCATCTTCGCTTTTCTTTCGCTCAACCCACTCGACTGTTGCGATGTTAACCGCTTTAAACTTCTTTATGTTACCGCGTGCAGTCTCCGGAAAAACGTAAGAAGCGTTAACGTGCTCGATGATCGGCTCCATTTTCGCGTCTTTTGGAATCGGTAAACCTTCCGCTAGTAATTCCGTGTAGTCCTGGCGATAACCATAACGCGCCTTAACCCACGCATCACCGCGATAACCATTCGCCATGCAACTTTCGTGAATCAGCTGAACTAAATCGTTCTCCTCAACGTAAGACGTGTACGCTTTTTGTTCTTCCGAATCGTCAGGCAACCCGGATTCAAAGCGAGGACGTTCTCCGACTAACATGTCGGCTGGCTTAGTTGATACGATGTCCGCTAGTCCGATTGCGATATAGAGTTTGCGTAATTGCTGGCCTTGCGGAGAGTCTTTTAAGATTTCCGCTGCGCGTTCGTATACTTCCCACTGCTTGTTTTGAAAGAGTTTACGCATTCTTTCGTAACGTGCGAGTCGTTCAATCGACTTTTCGGGCGGGAATTTAGCGCCAGTTTCAAATAATGCCATGCGGTTGCCTCCTTCCTTTTATTGTTGTTTAGTTAGCACATATATTTAAATAATCAATATAGATAAAAGATTAGCGATTAAGAGATTTACAACCACGAAGGCTTTCTCATAACCTTTTTTCTTCCTTGCTTCGATGTAGAAATAGCGATTTCACAGCTATCGACTAGATCGTCATGGTCAGCGCCATATCTTTCGAACTGTTCTAGCAACAACGCGTGTTTACGTGAGAACTGAATCTTGCTTACTTCAATGTCCGGTAGCATTGACTCGATACGAAGCTCTTTACGACTACGTTGAAAGACCTTTTTAACGCGATTGTGCGCCGGATATCCGATGTTAACGAGTTTCTTTTTAAGCTGATCTACGAAGAATTCCTGCGCCATCTGCGCCTCTGCACCGATTACGTCCGGCTGAAACTCGCGTACTTTCTCAACGATAACTTCCATAAACGTATCAGGCTTAACGCGCTCACCGTACGAATCAATGACGTAAGTAACGTCCGTTTCTCTATTGCGGGCAACAATCGTAATTGCCGAGTAATCCCCGCGTTGTTTACCCATCGCAAAGTCAATACCCATCGAAATCGTATACTGACCATGCGGAAACTCACGCGCCGAATCCTTATCGTCCCAGTACGTAAACTTCTCCGGATTGAATAGCATCGATTCTTCATCGATAGGATTGTTCATATACTCGGTGTTGAACGCTTTCGAGCCGTTGTCCCATTTCCACGCCATTAACTTAAATAACGGCTGTACTTCCGGCCACAGAACGTTAGCGCCGCGGTCCATTTCGTCCTTATTCGCAATGTAAAAAAGCTCCGCCGTTTTGGCCGAGCGAGGATCTTCTCTATTTACGTATATCTGGCGGCATTCTTCCCATAGGTCCATTCGTTCGGGCATATCGATAATCGCTTGATATCGTTTAGCCTCGAAGTCAGCACGGTGTTTCATGACGTCGATTAACAAGCTTTCGTGATGGACTGTCGTACCCATGAATACGGTCGCAGTCT